CAGCCAAATCAATGTACGGTTCATGCATTCAAAACTATTACTTGAATGTTGATACATCTACCACTCACCAAATAACTACTGCTCCAACAATGAAACAGGCAGACGAAATCTTATCGCCGATTCGTACTGCTATAACAAGATCTAGAGGTCCACTTTACTCATTCCTTACAGAAGGTTCTCTTCAGAACACAACTGGATCTAAGGCGAATAGAGTTAAGTTGGCGTCTACTAAGAAAGGGATTGAGAACTTCTTAACAGGCTCTTTACTTGAAGTTAGACCGATGCGAATCGATAAGCTTCAGGGATTGCGATGTAAGATAGCGACAATTGACGAATGGCTTTCCGGCGACATTCGAGAAGATGTTGTTGGTGCTATTGAGCAGGGTGCATCTAAATTAGATGATTGGCTTATTGTTGCTATGAGCTCAGAGGGAACTGTAAGAAACTCAGCAGGCGATACAATCAAAATGGAATTAATGGACATCCTTAAAGGTGATTACATTAATCCGCACGTTTCAATCTGGTATTACAGATTAGACGATATTAAAGAAGTCGCTCATCCAGAGACATGGATTAAGGCAAATCCTAATTTAGGTAAGACAGTAACTTACGAGACTTATCAGTTGGATGTAGAAAGAGCAGAGAAGACCCCTTCTGCTAGAAACGATATTCTCGCTAAGAGATTTGGAATACCTATGGAAGGTCTGACTTACTTCTTTACTTATGAAGAAACTAAGCCGACCGCTATTAAGAGAGATTATTGGCAGATGCCATGCGCTCTTGGAGCTGACTTATCACAAGGTGATGACTTTTGTGCGTTCACCTTTTTATTTCCGCTGCCTAATGGTTGCTTCGGCATAAAAACTAGAAGTTACATTTCAAGTTTAACATTGCAGAAGCTGCCGTTAGCTTTAAGAAACAAATACGACGAATTCATGAAAGAAGGAAGCTTAATAGTTCTTGAAGGAGCTGTGCTTGATATGACCGAAGTTTATGAGGATGTCGATAAGCACATTTCTGATAGAGGGTATGACGTTCGTTGCTTTGGATATGACCCTTACAATGCTCGAACTTTCGTTGAAAGATGGGAGCTTGAGAATGGCCCATATGGAATAGAAAAGGTTAAGCAGGGTGTTAAGACAGAATCTGTTCCTCTTGGAGAACTAAAAGCTCTCGCCGGGGAAAGAATGCTGCTCTTTGACGAATCTCTGATGAGTTTTACAATGGGCAACTGCATAACCATTGAAGATACGAATGGAAACAGAAAGCTTCTTAAGAAACGTCGTGATGAAAAGATTGATAATGTGTCGGCGTTAATGGATGCATATGTTGCATACAAAGCAAACACCGATGCGTTTGAGTGAGGATATTTATGCCGAATTATTACGCAATTACTTATTCCGGCAACGAACTTTCTCATTACGGTGTTCCTGGGATGAAATGGGGTGTTCGTAAAGAAGGATGGAATAAAGGATATTCTGAAGATCAAAGAAAAAGAGATCTTAAAATTTACGGAAAAGGCGGTGTTAAGAGAATCAATAGAGACATGAATCGGTATGGCGATTCTGTTTCAGGAGCACGAAGCACCGAGTCTAGAAGAATTAATAAAGCCAGGAGAACTGCAAGAGTCGCCGGGCAAATTGGTACTGCTGCTGGTGGTATTGCAGGGTTTATCGCTGGGCAGAAAATCTCTGCAAAAGTTGCTCCTGAATTTCAATTTTATGTCGCCACTGGAGCGGCAAGTGTTGGAACACAGCTTGGACGTTATGGAGGGCAATCCGTTGCAATGCTCATGTACGGATATTCTCCAGATAAATACAGATAAAGAGGTACTGACATGTCAAATTATTATGCGATTGTATATTCTGGCAATTCTTTGTCTCATTATGGCGTCCCTGGAATGAAATGGGGTGTTCGTAGAGATAAATACGAAGCAAAAGCCAGAGAATTTGAGAGCAAGCAGGCTAATGCAAAGAGCAGATTCATGCAAAACCGATATAATAGGAAAGCTGTTGATTACAGGGAAAAAGCTCGAACTGCTCAGAATATGGCTAATGCTAAAACCTTTGGAGAAAAATACTCTGCAAGAATGGGCTATAAGAGAAACGCGAGTTTATATAAGGCCGTTGCTGAAAGAAACTCTTATTTATCGAAAAATGCTAAAACAAAATTCGGTAGAGCGCGTGCTTCTGCTATGGCATATAATGCTAAATCAGCATCTGGTATTTTCGAGAGAGCATCTGCTAAAAAGGGAATAGTAAATAAATTTGCTAGTGCCTACAGTGGATTAAATACAAGAACTATTGAAACTACTGGTGGAAGGCATATGAATGCAGGTCAGTATAATGCCCATATTATGCTTGCTCAGGTAGGAAATTTAGTTGTTCCTGGTTCTGGATTAGCATATATGGTTTATCAGGACATGAAGGGTTACAAGACAAATAGAAGTTGATTATGAATAGAAACGAACTTTACCATTATGGTATCCTTGGCATGAAATGGGGCGTTCGTAGATATCAGAATTATGACGGTACTCGTACTGCTGCTGGTCTTAAAAAAGAAGCGAAAGAAAGAGGTACTTTAAGCACTTATTTGGCAAATCGCAGAAACGATAAAAGCAAATACAAAGCATCCTTAAAAAAACTACAATCTTCTAGAGAGTTTAGAAGAGCTTCTTCAGAAAAACAACAAGAAATGCTTGGTAAAGAACGCCTAAAATATGAAAATGCTAGAAAAAAGAACGGATTAACCCCAGAGCAAAAAAAGAAATTAGCTATAGCCGTCGGAGTAGTTGGAGCAGTAGCAGTTACAGCTGCAGTCGCTTATGCCGTAAAGAATAAGCATGCTGCAGAAGTTGCTGGAACTATTTTAAAATCTGGAACAAAATTTCAAGTCATTGAAGATACAAAGGTCGATGATTTTGATCATACTTTCTATGCCGCTGCTGGAGCAAGAGATAAAACCATTTATAAAGGTCTTTATGGATTCCAAAAAGCAATTGCAGGAAACGATGTTTATGCTCATACAGTTAATGTTAATAAAGATATTAAAGTCGCTCCTAGACAAGCTGCTATAGAAGAATTTAGAAAGCTATATGAATCTAATAGTGATTTTAGAAAAGGTGTTGACGAAAATCTTAACGCTTTTAATGATCAATTTGCGCCCTTTAAAGCCGCGCTCCCAAAACAAGCAACCTTATTTGAGAATGCTGTAAGAGATGCAAGAAATACAAGATCTAGTGCAAGAGATTATTCTAATATGTACGATGCTTTTAATGTTGGATTGGCAAATCATGGCGGAAAACTTGGCAATAGTGATGCGGTAGATAAGTCTCAGAAAACTTTCTATGATACTTTGAAAAATAAAGGATATGGAGCAATTGTCGATAGAAACGATAAAAAGTATAGCGGCTTTAAGGCGAATTCTCCATATATTGTATTTGATCATGAAAACGTTGGAAGAGAATCAGTTAGACAATTAGGATTCGGAGAAATAGCACTTAATAATATGGGTCAAGATATTATTAGAAATGGTAAGACTTATGCTGCATACGGAGCTATTGGCGTAGGTATAAATATCTATTCTAATGCAACTAATCGAAATGCATATATTTCATCTCAAGTTAACGCCTATAAGAAAGACCACCCGAATACTAAGATGACCGATGCAGAAATCGAAAAGATGATCATCGATAATACTAAGTAAAATAGTTTCCTAGGAGGATACAATATGCCATCTTTTTTAGAGCGTCTTCAGCACGGCTGGAACGCTTTTTTAAGTCGTGAACCGACTGAAGAGTATAAATCGATCTATGAAGGATATGGATTTTCGTATCGTCCTGACAGACCGAGATTAACTAGAGGCCATGAGCGTTCAATTGTTACAGCGGTGTATAACCGTATTGCAATTGATGTTGCTCAGGTCTCAATAAGGCATGTCAGATTGGATGAGAATGAAAGAATTAAAGAAACCGTCACATCCGGTTTGAATTATTGTCTTACTACAGAGGCTAATATTGACCAAACAGGCCGTTCTTTTATTCAAGATATTGTTATGTCGATGCTTGATGAAGGATGTGTAGCAGTTGTTCCTGTAGATACCAATATTAACCCGAGGAACACCGATTCTTATGATATTCGTACTATGAGAGTCGGAAAGATTGTAGAGTGGAAGCCTCAACATGTTAAGGTGAATCTCTACAATGATAGAACTGGCCGCCATGAAGAGGTAACACTTCCTAAGAAGATGGTGGCTATTATTGAAAACCCACTATACGCTGTGATGAATGAGCCTAACTCAACATTGCAGCGTTTAATACGTAAATTGAATCTTCTTGACTCAATTGACGAACAAAGTGGTTCTGGAAAGTTGGATCTTCTTATTCAGCTCCCATATGCAGTTAAGACAGAAGCCCGTCGTAAACAGGCCGACGAAAGGCGAAAAGCGATTATTGATCAGTTCGCATCTTCTAAGTATGGCGTTGCATACATTGATTCTACAGAGCATGTAACACAGCTTAATCGTTCTCTCGAAAACAATCTTCTTAACCAGGTCGAATACTTAACGAGCATGCTATACAACCAGTTAGGTATGACTAAAGAGATTTTTGATGGAACAGCGGATGAAGCCAAAATGCTGAATTACAACAATCGCACAATCGAACCAATTGTCACAGAGATTACAGACGAGTTCTCTAGGAAGTTCTTAACTAAAACGGCTAGGACACAATCCCAAGCAGTTTCTTTCTTCAGGGAGCCGTTTAAGCTTGTTCCGGTCAATCAGCTTGCTGACATTGCCGATAAGTTCACTCGTAATGAGATTCTCTCTTCGAATGAAGTTAGAGCAATTATTGGCTATAAGCCATCAGATCAGCCAGGCGCTGATGAACTGAGAAACAAGAATCTTAACCAACAGGCAGGCCAAATGATGGATCCAAGTCAGATGGCTAATCCTGAAGAAGGAGAAGAATACTATCCAGATGAACAAGGGTATGAGCAGTATCCTGAAGAGTATTAAGCGAAAGGAAATTCAAAATGGAAAAGTATGACTTTAGTGGCTGGGCTACTAAGAATGACATTCGCTGCTCAGACGGAAGAACTATTCGTCAAAACGCATTTGTCGAGAATGATGGGCAGACCGTACCGCTCGTATGGCAGCATCAGCATAACGATCCGATGAATGTGCTTGGGCATGCTTTACTTGAGAATCGAGATGAAGGTGTTTATGCCTATGGCAAGTTCAATGATACAGAAGCTGGCCAGCATGCTAAGTCTCTTGTAGAGCATGGCGATGTAGTCTCTCTTTCTATTTATGCTAATCAGCTTAAACAGAAAGGCGGAGATGTTCTTCACGGAAAGATCAGAGAAGTTAGTTTGGTTCTTGCCGGTGCAAATCCAGGAGCTTTTATTGACTTCCCAATTCTCGAGCATGGCGAAGAATCCGAAACAGAAGCTGTAATTTACAACGATTCTGAATCGCTTGAATTAGCGCATGCTGATAAAGAAAAAGAACCGGTTGAAGAAACAAAAGCAGAACCGGAGGAGACTAAGGAAGAGGAACCTAAAATGGCAGAAAAAGAAAAGACAGTAAAAGATGTTTTTGATGAATTAACAGAAGAACAGAAAAAAGTAGTTTATTTCATGATCGGTCAGGCTCTTGAACAGCAGGGAAAAGGCGGCGAAGAACCTGAAGAAGATGTCGAACACTATGATGATGAAGGAGAAACATTTATGAAGCATAACGTTTTCGATAACGAAACTAAAAACGAAACGGTTTTATCTCACGATGCGATGGATACCATTATTAAAGATGCTAAGAAGCAGGGCTCTATGAAGGAAAGTTTCCTTGCACACGCTGAAGATTATGGCATCGATGGCATCGAATGGCTGTTCCCGGAAGACCACGATCTCAATAACACTCCTGAATGGATTAAGCGTGACACTGGCTGGGTATCTGTTGTTATGAATGGTGTAACCCATACTCCGTTTAGCCGCGTTAGAAGCCGCTTTGCTAACATCACAGAAGATGAGGCTCGTGCTAAGGGTTACATGAAGACTAATTTTAAGAAGGAACAGGTGTTCTCACTGCTTAAGAGAAGCACGACCCCACAGACAATTTATAAGAAGCAGAAACTTGATCGTGATGATGTAATTGATATTACTGACTTCGATGTTATTGCATGGATCAAGGGTGAAATGCGAATGATGCTTGATGAGGAAATCGCGCGTGCAATTCTTATTGGCGACGGTCGTCTTCCGTCAGATGATGATAAGATCTTTGAAGATCATATTCGTCCGATTGTAAACGACGCTGATCTGTTCACAATTAAAGCACCAGTTGTTACAGCTGCTAATGCTGATGACGCAACTAAAGCTAAGGCATTTATTCGTGCTGCTATTAAGGCACGTAAGGGCTATAAGGGTTCTGGTAATCCGACACTGTTCACAACAGAAGATATGTTGACAGAAATGCTGCTTCTTGAAGACCAGGTTGGTCGTCCGCTGTATGAATCCGAAGCTCAGCTTGCTACTAAACTCCGTGTTTCCAAGATTGTTACCGTTGAAGTAATGGAAAACTTTATGGTTCAGGGTGTTGATCCGCTGATGGGCATCATTGTTAACCTTAAGGACTACACCGTAGGTGCTGATAAGGGTGGCTCTATCAACATGTTCGAAGACTTCGATATCGACTACAACCAGCAGAAGTACCTGATTGAAACACGTTGCTCTGGTGCTCTTACAGTTCCGTACTCTGCAATCATCCTTACAGATGGCACAAGACAGGGTACCTCCGTTGATGGTGGTGTTCAGACTTCTAAGACAACTTATGAAGAAGTAACTCCGGTTGGAACAGAGAATCCTGCTAATGAAGGCTGGTATGAAGTAGTCAACGGCAAGTATGTCAAGACAACTGATACAACTGTAACACAGAATAAGGACTATTTTGTCCGTCACGCAGTAGCGTAATCTAAGAATTCAAAATGGCAAAATTCTATGGTAAGGTAGGCTTTGGCACTACCGTTGAGACATCCCCCGATATTATGGCCCCTCAGATTAAGGAGCTTTTTTATTATGGGGATGTTGTAAGACGAACCCAACGATGGCAATCGGGTGACAAGGTCAATGATGATTGGACTGTTAATCAGGATATTTCCATCGTTGCTGACCCTTTTGCCATTGAGCATTTTTTCGAGATTCGTTATGTAGTCTGGAGAGGGGTTGCATGGAAGGTGACTTCTGTGGACCCCCAGTTTCCCAGGCTTATTTTGTCTTTAGGAGGTGTATACAATGGCGAGCAGGCTGGATCTGAGCCAGACGTTCAGACAGATTCTGGGGAATAGCAATGTATATTTCCAACCTCCATCTGGACATAAATTAAGTTATCCATGCATTATCTATAAGACTAGAATTCCAGATGTAAGATATGCCGATAACTTAAAATACCGTAACACTAAGTGCTACGAAGTAGTATTGATTGACAGAAACCCAGAAAGTGAGTATTTCGACCCTATCCATGAGCTTCCCCTTTGTAGGATGGATCGTGCTTATATGGCCGATAATCTCAATCACTGGGTTTTTGTTTTGTATTGGTAATTTAGGAGGAACAAATGACCAAACTTAAATGGGATGAGATCGGTAAGCGTCTTTACGAAACCGGTTGTGATCGTGGCGTTTTATACCTTCAGGCTAATGACGGTACATATCCTAATGGTGTAGCTTGGAACGGTTTGACGGGCATCGATGAAGCTCCGTCTGGTGCGGATAAAACTGATCTGTGGGGAGATAACCTGAAGTATCTGTCTCTTCGTGCTGCTGAAGACTTTGGCTATACAATCAAGGCCTATACATATCCGGATGAATTTGAGCAGTGTGATGGTTCTGCATCTCCTGTAGAAGGAATGACAGTTTATCAGCAGACTCGTAAGACATTTGGTATGTCTTATAGAACTCTGATTGGTAATGATGTCAAGAATACTGACTATGGTTACAAGATTCATCTTGTCTATGGTTCTACAGTATCCCCATCTTCCAGGTCTTATGCAACTGTCAATGACTCTCCGGAAGCTATTGAATTCTCTTGGGAAGCATCCACAATTGCTGTTCCGATCACAGTTGTTGAAGGATTCAAGGCTACTGCAGAAGTTACAATCGACAGTACAAAGTGCCCGGAAGATAAGCTGAAGGCTCTTGAAGCAATTCTGTATGGTGATGATGGTACAGCTACTTACACTGAATTCAGTGGTTCTACATTTGCTGATAATACAGATTACTACACAAGAAGCGGAACAGAAGGTCACTATGTTTATACAAAGACTTCTGCTTCTGAACCTGAACAGGGAACAACATATTATACAAAGTCTGTATCAGGTGATTCGACATCACGTCTTCCTCTGCCGGATGAGATCATCACTCTTCTCGGCACAGGCGCCTAATCTATATTTTAAGAGGTGAGTAACCATGATGGTGAAAGCCTCTTTTCTTTTGAGAAAGGAGATATTTTAACATGTTAAAAGAAAGAATTAAGTACACTGACTACGACGGAAACGAGAGAGAAGAAGACTTTTACTTCAATCTCACAGAAACAGAATGCACCGAGATGGCTTGGTCTGTAAATGGCGGACTGCAGGCATTCATTCAGAGAATAATTGACGAGAAAGACCAGACAAAGATTGTAACTTACTTTAAGGAATTCCTTCTCAAGGCATACGGCGAAAAGTCCCTTGATGGCAAGCGTTTTGTTAAGTCAGAAGAAATCAGTAAAGCATTCTCAGAGACAGAAGCCTACAACATCCTGTTCATGCGACTCGGAAGCGATGCCGATTACGCAGCTAAATTCGTAGAAGGTGTACTTCCGAAGAGAAAACAGCCTGAAGATCATAAAGAACCTCAGGCTTAATTAAGGAGGATAAGAGAGATGCTCAAGATTAGTATTCCGGATACTGAAGTGTGGGATGAGCAGAAACAAGAATTCATAAATGTTAAAGCAACCACATTGACTCTTGAGCACTCTCTTGTTTCTATTTCAAAATGGGAGTCAAAGTGGTGCAAACATTTCTTGAATAACCGAGATAAGAAACCCGAGGAGATCATAGATTATTTTCGGTGTATGACTTTGACTCAGAATGTTGATCCTAATGTTTATTATGTGATTCCTTCAGAAGAACTTAAGAAGATTAATGACTATATGGAAGCTCCAATGACAGCTACAACTGTTAAAGAAGCTCCTGGTGGAGGAAGAGGTAATAGTAGGGAGATCATTACTTCTGAACTCATCTATTACCTAATGATTGCATACAACATTCCATTTGAGTGCCAGAAGTGGCATATTAATAGACTCCTTATGCTTATTCGAGTTTGTGAAGCGAAGAATAGCAAGCAGAAGAAGATGTCAAAAGCAGAGACTTTAAGGCAAAACAAAGCCCTTAATGCGGCTAGAAGAGCCAAGTATCACACTAAGGGGTAATGTATGATAACTATTCAGCATCATGGAAAATTCGAGAAAGCAGATCGCTTTTTCAAACACATGTTTAAGTTTGAAATCATGAATATTCTTAAGAAGTATGGAGAAGAAGGTGTGAAGGCTCTTAGAGATGCTACACCAAAAGATTCCGGTACAACAGCAGATTCTTGGGGATATGAGATACAGAAGACTAGCACTGGATACTCAGTTATTTGGACTAACTCAAACATTAATAAAGGTGTCCAAATCGCAATCATCTTACAGTATGGGCATGGCACTGGAACCGGAGGCTATGTTGAAGGAAGAGATTACATCAATCCTGCAACACGGCCTATTTTTGATGCTATTGCTGAAGAAGCTTGGAAGGAGGTCACTAAAGTATGAGCAATGTTGTTGATGAGCGCGTCGTTGAGATGCGATTTGATAACAAACAATTTGAAAGTGGCGTTCAAACAAGTATGGGCACTCTTCAGAGATTGAAGGATGCCTTAAATTTTAATAAGTCTGCTCAATCGCTAAATCAGTTAACTACGGCCGTTAATACAAATTTCAGCGGGATGTCAGGTGCCTTGCAGGCTATACAAGATAGATTTTCTACAATGGGAATTATTGGCATGACCGCTTTGCAGGAACTTGCTAGTATGGCGGTCAATGTCGGAGTAAGCCTTGTTAATCATATTTTAAGACCACTAAATCAAGTCCAAGATTTGATCGTTAATGGTGGTAAGCAAAGAGCTCTTAACATCGAACAGGCCAAATACATGATTCAGGGTTTGGGTTATGAATTTGAGAAGCTTGACGATGATATTAATGCCGCTGTAAACGGAACTAGATATGGTTATGATGAAGCCGCTATGGCAGCCTCTCAATTGGCAGCATCAGGAATAGAGTTTTCCAACATAAATGGACGTATATTGAAAGCGACTGGTGAAGAGCTTTCTGATATGGGTGTATCCCTTACAGCTATTTCTGGTGTTGCTTCAATGGCTAACACAGAATACGGAAGAATCGCTGATATTTTTACAAGAGTTGCTGGTAACGGCAAACTCATGACTATGCAGTTGCAGCAGCTTTCAGGTTATGGTTTGAATATTGCAGCAGCAATGGCTAAACAATGGGGAAAGACCGAAGCCGAAGTAAGAGAAATGGTTTCTCAAGGTAAAGTCGATTTCCAGATGTTTGCCAATGCGATGTACGATTCTTTTGCTGATGCGGCTCTGAAAGCTGACACCACCCTTACAGGTGTAAGTGCTAATATTCGTGCTGCTTGGAAAAAGATCGGTATGGATTTTTGGACTCCAATTGTCGAAAACAATAGTGCATATGTAAAGGCTCTTGGAAAGTTCAAAGATCTTGTTAATAAGTTTATTCGTCCAGCGACAAAAGAAGCTGCACAAGGCGGATGGACCGAGTTTGTTAACCTTATTGCAGAAGGCTTGGATGCCCTTTTCTCTTATCAGCCATTACTTAGCGGAATTGATTCAACAATTCGCAAAATTACTGCAGCAATAGGTTCTCTTAATATTAACGATAAAATCAGATCATTCTATGATACTGTTTACAATATTAAAGGAATTCTAAGAACAGTAAATCAGTACTTAAATGGCGAAATAGATAAAAAAACTGCCGGTTTATCATTATTCTATGATAGTCATATTAAATTTGCAGAAGAAGAAAAAATATTGGATAGATACATTGCCGATATTGAACGAATTCGAACTATTATAAAAGGCGCTCAATCAGCTTTTCATATTTTTACAAGTTTTCTTTCTGCCGTTGGAAAAGGATTCGGAGTACTTCTTAAACATATTTTTCCAGCAACCAATGGATTCTTTACTTTTGCTGCAACTATAGCCGAGAATGTTACACAACTTGATGAGTGGCTTACAAAGAATGATATTTTCAATAAAGCTATCGAGAAAATGGATCATTATGTTGGCCCAGTTTTAGATTTTATTGTCAAAAAATTCAACGAACTTGCAGAATCTTTTAGTAAGCATGGTCCGAAGTTCGAAGATTTCAAAAGAACTATTGATAGTCTTATAGAAGCGTTCAGGAAGTTTTTTGGCGGAGTAGGGAATGTTATTTCTCAATTCATGCCAATTATAAAGCAGGCTATTGGATGGTTAGGTGACAATTTAGTCAAAGTCGTCTCCGGAATTGGTGATTTTCTATCGTCTTTGAAATTTAATGAAATTGTTGGTCTTGCCGCTGGTGGAGGAGGATTAGCAGTTTTAGGAACTATTGCAGAAAAGCTAATGACGTTTATTAGAACTCTGAAGACTGTAAAGGGTGGAATTGGCGGAAACATTATTGAAACATTCCGTCTTCTTAAAGATACACTGATGCAGTATCAGCTTAATCTTAAGTCAGATATTCTTATTAAAATCGGCGAAGCAGTCGCATTGCTAGCCGGTTCTTTATTTATTCTTAGCTTGGTCGATCCTAGTAGACTTTGGGCTTCTGTTGGAGCTCTTGGTGCTATTATGGCAGAATTTGCGGCATTCCTTGCGGTGCTCGATAAACTTGGATCGTCTGGAGGAGCTAGTTCTGGAAAGAATAATCCTCTTAACATTATTGCCAATAATATTAGCAGTGCATTTTCTAGTATTGGAAGTGCTGCTAAGAAGATTGGACAGGGCGTTTCACTTGTTGCTATTGCAGGCGCCATTGTTATTCTTGCCGCAGCTGTAAAGAAGCTTTCTGATATTTCGCCAGATAAACTTGCTCAGGGTCTTATTGCTGTAGGGCTTCTTATGACTGAGTTATGGGCGTTCTTAAAGTTTGCAGATGTTGATAAGCTCAGCATGTCAAAAGGTGTAGGCTTGCTTCTTCTTGCAGCTTCGCTTTCTATTATGGCTAAAGCTGTTGAGAAAGTTGGAGCGCTTCCAATTGATCAGTTGAAGACTGGCTTGACAGCAATTGCAGTTCTTCTTGCAGAGATCGGCATATTTACTAGATTGATGAGTGCTGATAGTAAGAGCTATATTTCGGCTGGTATAGGAATGATTGCGATTGCAGCAGCACTTGTGATTATTTCTAAAGCGGTCGAGTCTTTAGGA